GCTTCGATAGCATCTTCAGCATCAAAGATAATGCGATCAGCTTCTTGTCTCAAATCAGTGCACCAAACTTCCCGCGGTTCAAAGATAATGGGACTTTTCATTGCAAGTTCGATCACTTCGTTAGTAGAAGATGCAAGTAAATCAAATACGTAAATCATAAGCTAGTTTGAAAAAAAATGATTACTTCAGTTAAAAAGAGAACGAAAGAGCAACCAAGTGCCCCCATGCAAATATTCAATACCGCTTGCAGTTCATATTGTTCTAATTCGTTACAATGTTTTTTTACAAAAGAAGAAATTTTCATAAATGCTCCTGTTATTTAATTAAGATAATCTTTCAACTAGATCTTCGATCTCTTTTTCAATCTGACTCCACTCTCTGCGTAGTTTGTTGACTGCGATTCTGAGCGAATGCTTCTCTCTTAACTTCTGAATCAAGAGGTCTTTCATTTCTGATTTTCTCATGTTGTTCCTTTTGTTGTTATTTTTAAAAGTGTGTTTGTCTGCGGTGAAATCATTAAATAGCGAATGATTCTCTAATTTTTGGATCAAGAGGTCTTTCATTTTTGATTTTCTCATGTTGTTCTCCTGTTTTAGTTAAGTTAAAAGTGCGATTGGTTCCAGATTTCGATCGGTAGAAATTTGCGGCATATGTCAGCGGTTTGCTTTTGGTTTTGTTTTCTAGCAGCAGCATCAGCAGCAGAAGAAGCAGCAGCATCAGCATAAGAAGCATCAGCATAAGAAGCAGCAGCAGCAGAAGCAGCAGCATAAGAAGCAGAAGCATAAGAAGCATAAGAAGCAGCAGCATAAGAAGCAGCAGCAGCATAAGAAGCATAAGAAGCAGGAGAAGCAGCAGCATAAGAAGCAGCAGCAGCATAAGAAGCAGCAGCATAAGCATCATTTAGCTCTTCTCTCGTTACCCTGCTTTCACCAAATGCCAGCGCTACATCAACAGCTTTCCGGCCTCTTTCATCAGTCATCAAGTGACGCACTGTGTTAGCGCAATGTGCTTTTGCTAGCATTATCTCTCTCAATGATTCGGGATTTATTCTTGCGAACAACCATAGAATCCAATCGCCGCGCTGGCAAGTTTCTAGAAATTGCTCTAAAGTTAAATCTTTTGCGAAATTGAAGCCATCAGCACAAGCGCTGTTTTTATCAAGAAAAGTTTTTAGTGTTTTCATTCTGTTCTCCTTCAAATTTAGCTAATTACTTCGCAGATATTCAGCCCGTCGCCTTTGCCTGTCCAAGCCGCAAAAACAAATTTTCTCCCTTCTTTTTCCCATTCTTTAACGCTTCCGACAAATCCGCCATCCTCACATTTCACAGCGTTAGTCCAAAGCTCGCAAAGTTCTGAGCCCGTTTCTTTGTAGCCCGCAATTTTCAAAACGTCTGAGACGCTGATCAAGTTTTTAGTTTGTTTTTTTATTGTGATAAAGTTGCTTAATTTCATAATTTTATTTTTTTAGTTGATTGATTTAATTTTTGGCAGATCTTTACCGAGAATGTAACCGCTTTCAATCTTGCCGTTATCGCGAAGTTTCAAAATTTCTTGCACAACCTCTTCGTAAGAATAGCCGCTTTCAGAAATAATGTTGCAGGCTGCTTTAACACTAAATGCCAATTCGTTTGTCATATTTTCCTTTTTTTATTATTATTAAAAAGTGTGTTTGTCTGCGGTGAAATCATTAAATAATTAAAAGAATTAACACGCAAGCATTTATTTATTAAAACAGAAGAAAAGATGAAGATTTATTTATTAAAAGAAAAGATGGGGTGATGAAGCCTAGAGCCAGCAGCATGTCAAGTAAAATCGTAATAAAAAATAAAAGTGTTGCTTTTTAAGAAACAAAGCGCAATAGTGCTTCTCACGGAAATTCTAACAATTAAAACAAAACGAAAATGTCAGAAGCAAAAGAAAGAAAAATCGGAAGACGAGGAAGAAAAATCGGAATGAACGAAGAAGAGCAAAACGCTTTTTTACTTCTTGCAAAAAAGATCGGATTCAAAACTCAAAAAGACTTAGCACGGTTTCTGGGGCTGACTGAATGCGGTTTTTCTTTAGCATTGCATAAGAAAAGATTGAATAAGTATTTGCTAGAGTTCTTTGAGTTGAAAGCTAAAGTTTAAGAATGAAAAAACTCTTTTTAATCGCGTTACTAGTAAGTTTTAACGCAGAAGCGTCCTGTTTCTGTGCGTGCATTGATGGTGAAGGAGTTCCTATTTGCACAAAGCCTTTTGAGAGTAGAACAATTTATTGTAGTAGTTCAATATGCCCATGAAAAAAAAGAAGGTTACAAGAGCAATAGGAAGACCTAGCAGTAGAACTCCAGAGTTAGCAGGATTGATTTGTAAGAGATTGGCTGGTGGGGAAAGTTTGCGGAGTATATGTAGAGAAGAGGGGATGCCGGATATTGTGACGGTGTGGAAATGGAGAGACAATGAAGAGTTTGACAAACAATACGCGCGAGCAAGAGAAGAACAAGCAGAAACTCTTGCTGATGAGATCATATCGATAGCTGATGCATCGATGCCGATAGATACCAACGGCAAGATTGATTCAGCTGCAGTGAATCAAGCGCGTTTAAAAATAGATGCGAGAAAGTGGGTTGCTTCGAAACTGAAACCTAAAACATACGGGGACGCAACAACACTGCGTGGAGACTCCGAAGCTCCGTTACATCCCGTGGTTAACTTAACACTGAATAAGTGAGAGTTCTTGCTTCTTCTTTAAATTATCTTTATATTCCTTCTTCTTCAAGAGTCGTATTGCTTTCCGCAAGCTAGCTTTCTTCTTCTGAAAACGATTGAAGTCACCAACGCTTGTGAACTTATTTGAGGTTAACATATATAATATTTGAGTCTAACCCACGTTGCCGGTCACGTGAAAAGTCAAGTAAATTATTTTTAAAGTCAAGTATTATTATATGATTGATTTCCAATGCGGCCTAAATTGTGGCTGCTCAGATACTGAATGTTCAGGTAATCCAGATCCTAAATTAGCAAGGGAATTCGAGAGAGCTAAACTGCTTGATGTAAATTTCTTAAGAGACCGCGCTATTTCTCTCCATTTCATCAGAGAAAGCTCGTGGGATAAAGATACTATCGCAGAAATTGTTGGGAAATTAGATAATCGCAAAGGAGCCAGTCTGAACATTGCTTTGACCGGCAAAGCTAGTAATTCTGTCCCTCTGTTTGATTGCATGGAAATACTTGGAAAAAAAGAAGTGATTGATAGATTAATGAATCCAACACGATTACTATATTTCAGATGATTAATCTGGAACTCCATCCTCGTCAATCAGCCTGCTTTCTATCAAAAGCAACAGAGATATTGTATGGGGGGAGTGCTGGGGGCGGAAAAAGTCACACGATGAGAGTAATTGCAATCGTTCTCGCTCTAGAAGTTCCAAACATTCAAATCTATTTATTCCGTAGAGTATTCGCTGACCTAGCTAAAAACCACATCGAAGGAGCAAGTGGATTTGCTGCTCTATTATCACCCCTAATCAACTCAAGATTCGTCCGTATTTCTGAGAGTGAGATTACTTTTAAGAACGGTTCCCGCATTTATCTTTGTCATTGTCAGCATGAGAAAGATGTGATTAAATACCAAGGGGCTGAAATCAATGTGCTGCTTATTGATGAGTTAACGCATTTCTCAGAGAAGATTTATAAATTCTTGAGAGGGCGTTGTCGTATTGGTTCTTTGGTTGTGCCTGAGAAATACAAAACTAAATTACCGTTAATCATCTCTGGTTCAAATCCAGGTGGAATTGGTCATCAGTTTGTTAAGGAAGCATTCATTGATAATTGTGAACCAATGCAGATTAGGCAAATGCCAGCTGGTGAAGGTGGGATGTTAAGACAATTTATCCCTGCAAAACTGCAAGATAACCCTACAATGATGATGAACGATCCGTTTTATGCTGATAAGCTTCTAGGATTGGGTGGAGCGCTTGCGAAAGCAATGTTAGATGGTGATTGGGATGCAATCGAGGGAGCTTACTTCGATCAATATGACAAAGATGTGCATGTTATTGAGCCTTTCGTGATTCCAGGTGATTGGGCAAGAATTAGGGGTTTTGATTGGGGTTATTCTAAGCCATTTGCTACTCTTTGGGCTGCGGTATCTGATGGCTCTTTGGTTAATTGCGGAGGAATAAGAAGAGCTTTCCCCCGTGGTGCATTAATCTTTTATCGCGAATATTATGGATGCACTGGCAAGGCAAATGAGGGTTTAAAGTTAAGCAATAAAGAGATCGCACTAGAAACTCTGAAGTCACAGGATGGTGAGAAGATGTCGGACATGGTTGCCGACCCAGCAATCTTTGATGTCTCAAGAGGCAAATCAATCGCAGAAGAAATGGCAGAATATGGTTGTTATTATCGAGAGGCTGACAATAAGAGGATCAATGGTTGGCAGCAGATACGCGGAAGATTGGTTGGAGAGGATGGAAAACCATTGATTTATTTTACCAAAGATTGTAAGAATCTATTAAGGACTTTGCCGATTATGCAGTATGATCCTAGTAAGCCGGAGGATTTGGATTCTGACCTTGAAGATCATTTAAGTGACTGCCTTAGGTATATCTGCATGAGCCGCCCAATCGTTGTAAACATTACACAAACGCCACTAACGCCATCCGAAATCGGTGAACAATGGTTGAAAGACTTTAACCCTTACAACACTAGAAAGAGCGCGTTTAAAAGGAAAATGGGAGAGAGTTATGAATAGCATTATTGACGTCATTCTAGACAAAAGATTTACCTACAAACAAAAGCTATCAATTGTTTCCTATAGATTTAAGGTGTATCTGAAACATATTTGGGGAAGACACTTGTATGGCACTGATATTTGGTTTAGACGCATAGAAAATACAATTTGGTTTTACTTTAAATATAAGAGCTGTTTCAGAGCTATATCTAGCTCAAATAATGTGTCCCAGACGAACCATGTAAATACTTCTTACCCTAAACTTTTAGGCAAGGCCTTATTCATAACATTCGCTGACAATGGCACTCCCTACGACTATCATAACAAAATTTTTTTAGATGCTAGAGAAGCTTTAATTTTTTATCGTAAAGTTAAGGCAATTACAAAATATAAATTACTTATTCAGAAAATAACGGCTTATGAATTGAACGGCAGAATATATTGTGGGTCAGAGAAGAGGAGTTTAGAAAAATAATGGAAATTACGAGTAAAGAACTGGCCGCAATGCTAATTAGTCTTTCTGATAATGGCTTAAATTATCAGGAAATCTCGAAGTTAATAAACGAAGCTCAGACAGAGCTTTGTCACCATATTAACAAAGTTGTTGCCAACAATAACAAGGAGTCGACATATAAACTGGTCAAATCAGTAAAAGATGGTGTTATTAATTACTATAATGTGGTAGATTAACTTGGATGTCTAGGAATTTAAGGGAGAGTTATGAATAAGACTTCGTTTTCAGCTCTATGTGCGAAAGGTCATGAGGTTGGGGAGTTCTTCGTGAAGAAAGATGAACATGGTAATTGGGTTGTTTACGATATTGTTGGAGGACAAAAACCATTCTATTTAATCGATTGGAGATTATTTCCTCATGGATGTTGCGATTGTGAGATATGCGGTTCCCATCTTTATTACGAAGGACAAGGACTTTTATGTCTTAATCTTGATTGTAAAAGAGAAGATGACCAAAGATTGAGAGATATTGGAATATTCCAGCATTTAATACGTGGGCACGAGGAGATATGTAAAGAATATTATAAAAATGAAAGAAAAATGCTTTTAAAAAGAAAATAAATGAAAGTTATGAATAGGTATGATCGTTTAAAACAATCTATTAAGGAAAACAGAGAAAGCTTCTGGCATAACGAGAAAGAGCGGATGTTTAACTCTGGCCATGAAGTTTTTTTCTATAGAGGAAAGGAAGTCTCTAAAGAAGAAGCGGAAAAGAGATTTGATGATTATATTAAAATTGTCTTGACACAATAAAAAAACAAAAAGAATATAATTAGTCGAGGCTTGCAAAGCGTCTTTAGTTTCAAACATAAGTTAAAAACAGACTGAAAGACAAATGCAAGCTGACGTTCAAGTTGAGAAGAAAGAAGACCTAGCCTTATCCAAGGGCAATGCTGGACTAGTAGAAATTTGGTCAAAAGAATTAGAAAACTCAGACAATTACGAGAAGAATTGGCGCAAAGAAGCCGATAAATACTTCCAAATTTACAGAGATGAATATAATGGAAATTATGATGATTCTAGGCGTTACAACGTATTCTGGGCGAATACTCAGACTTTACGCCCTCTAGTCTTCTCTAAACTTCCCAAACCAAATATTACCCAAAGATTCCTCGATGAGGATGAGGTAGCAAAACTTGCTTCTGAGATGATGGAACGAACAGTTTTTCTTTATTTAGGCGATTCTGATGCCGAGGATACAATCGGAAAATGTCGTGATGATTTTTTGATTGGTGGCCGTGGTGTAGCACGTGTTTGTTATGATCCTGAAGAAATATTGGAACTTGAAGATGGTGCAGAAGAAATTGATCCTTCTAAGAAAAAATGTAGAATTGAATATTGGCCTTGGGAAGACTTCAGGATGTCAACCGAAAAAGAATGGTCGAAAGTAAGATGGATCGCATTCCGTCACTACATGACCAGAGAAGAACTGGTAGAAGATTTTGGTTCGAAAGGCAAAGCCGTATCTCTCAACAAGACTCGTCTCGATAGTTTAGACAAATCACCGTCTGAGAATGAATTATTTAAGATGGCGGAAGTATGGGAAATTTGGGACAAAGACAGCGGAAAGGTCATATTTGCTACGCTTGGCGGTGATGGCACATTACTCTCTTCGGAAGAAGACCCTTATAATCTTCGCGGATTCTTCCCAATGCCGATGCCTCTTGGCTCTAAGTCCGATCCTTCATCACTTATTCCTACCCCACTCTATCGTTTCTACAAATCCCAAGCGGAAGAATTAAACAAAGTTGATGCTAGAATCAAGTCATTGATTGAGCAATGCAAAGCAACGGGGATTTACAATTCAGTTGCTGAAAGCTCAGACATCGAAGCGCTTTTCAATGGTGAGGACGGAACATTTTCTCCACTCAAAGGCACTGGTGGATTGCAGAAGGCTTCTGACATGGTGCTATTCAAGCCTCTCAACGAAATTATCTTAGCAATCAGAGAGCTACAACAACATAAAATTGAGATTATCAACGCAATAAGAGACATCACAGGCATTTCTGACATTGTGCGCGGTGTTTCGATGGCTTCTGAAACAGCAACAGCTCAACAACTCAAAGGTAACTTCGCAATCTCTCGCATCCAACCGCTTCAGAAGGAAATCGAGTTCTGGTCTAGAGATTTGATCCGACTCTTGGTTGAATTAACTGTTGAGAATTACAGCCTAGAAGAATTGGTGCAAATGACTGGATTGAAGATTGTCGACATTGAAACAATCGCAGCGCAGGCACAGGATCGTCTCAAAGTTTTGATGATGGAGGCGCAAAGACAAATCGCCCCCAACGATCCTCAGGCTGCTGAGAAGATGGACATGCTAAAACAGCAAGCAGAAAAAGGTTTTAAAGAGACCATGAAACAACCTTTGGAGATTCTGAAGGGATACGCCTGCACGCCTCAACAATTAGACCAGCTCGGCACTCTTATCAAGAATGATAAGATGAGAACCTTCTCTGTTGATGTCGAAACTGACTCAACAATCAGAATTGATCAACAACAAGAAAAACAGGATCGCATTGAATACATTGTAGCGCTTGGGAACTTCTCCAAATCATTCTTTCCATTAGTCCAAGCCCAAATCATCACTCCCGAAGCATTCCAACAATTCCTCATGTTTGTAAGTAAGCCTTTCAAAGTAGGGCGTAATGTTGAAGAAGCTCTGCAGAAAGACGCTGAGCCACAGGAAAAACAACCTACCGCTGAGGAAATGCTAGCTCAAGCACAAATCCAGCTAGAACAACAAAAACTCCAATTAGAAGCTCAAAAAGTCCAATCTGACGCGAGTCTAAAACAACAAGAAATTAACATCGAAAAGGCAAAACAGCTTTTCGAGATGGAAAAGCATCAAGATAATATGGAGTTTGAAGATGTGAATCGTCAGGCGGATCGTCAGAATGAGAATGTAAGTAAACAAGCAGACAGAGAAGCTAATCGCCTCGATCTGATTGTGAAAGCACGCACTGAAGTCTTGAATGATACTATCCGAGAAGCTAACAAACCAACTGAGATCTAATATGATAGAAACTAGTTTTTTTACATGTCCAGATAAAGGAAAGATGCTTGCAATCTATTTTGACGATAGAAGCGAGATTAACACCTCTTTCTTGAGTCAATTTATCGATTCTGACAAGATTGACCGCTATGTTGAGCTTATCTTTAGAAAAGATGGCAGACAAAGCGTCAGCACATTAATCAAGCATGAACTCTCAAACGAGAATATTGTTGAAGAGATTGTGGACTGCTTGGTTAGTAATAAAAGCCCTGAATTAGAAATTTTATGACGATTTTAAAATTGGTTAAGAATGCGGAGGGGAAGTATGATTGGGCTGATGTTGACTCAATGACTCCTTCTCGGAAGGGTGGAAAAGAGGATTTAACAGTTGATGGATTCATCAACAAGCACGGAGCAATTTTTAGCCATGCTGACAGCAAAATGCACTATTCTAAAAGGTCTTACCTCGATGGAATAAAAGCGGCTGGTTGTCACATAAAGGACTACAAATAGCACTTGACACCTAAATGTTGTGCCATCTTATGGCACAAGATACTACTAATGGTTAAAATTATATTATGACTCAAGAAAAAAGTTCAAACGAAGTTTTATCTGAAAAAATAAACGAATTCTTCCCTATAGAAACTGAGGAAGTAAAGCAAGAGGAAGCGAAGGTAATTGTAGAGCCTAAAAAGGCCGTTGCACCCGATCCAATGCTCGAAGAATTCGAGGAAGAATTGGAAGAGGAAGCAAAAAACGAAGAGGCTAAAGATGCAGAGCCTGAAGATGAAAAACAAGATTCTGAAATTGAGGAGGAAGAACTAGAAAGGAGACTTAGCGGTCATCCTAAAGAGTTCAGAAATCTCGTCAAATCAGTAAAAGATAAACAGCTCCAAGAAGACATATTTAATGCAGGGAAATTATATCGTGCAGAGAATGACAGAGTAAGATTGGAACTTGGGAATCTGAAGAAAGAATACGGCTCTACGAAGGAATTGGTTCAATTTATTGATCGTGATCCAGTAGCAGCCCTGAAACACATTGCTAAGATCACCAAAATTGATCTCGGCAGTCTCATTGATAAACCTGTTCATGTGGAAGACGAGTATGATTACCGCACCCCTGAAGAGAAGATAAGAGACAAAAATCTAGAAGATATTAAGCGCGAATTACAAGAGCTAAAAAATCAGAAATCACAAGACGAATTCTCTATTATTGAGCAAGAAATAAACACTTTTGCCACTAGTAAAGATGAGTCGGGAAATCTTAGAAATCCGCATCTCAAAAAACTTGAAAAATCAATCTCTCATATTCTGGAAATTGAGAACCGAGAATTCGGTTTCCCAAGAACTGCCTCAGAACGCAAAGAAAGATTGGAGAAGGCTTATCGTAAAGCTTTATTGCTTGACGATGACCTTATAGAAGAAAGAGATGCGGAGATTTTAAGAAAGGCACAAGACAAGAAAAAAGAGGAAATTGAAAAGGCTAAAAAACTTAAAAAGTTTTCGGGTCGCTCTAATTCTGTTGGTGTCAAACCCGCCTCCTCAAGAGATGCTGTATCTGAGATTTACGATAAATGGGCTGCTGGTAGCTAGTAAGGCTTAATATCTATTAAAACAATTTAATAGGTAAATAAAATGGCCAATCCGAACGTGTCACAGTTGCTGACAACTACTCTGGACAACTACAAACCAGAGATCATCAGTAACATCATCAACAACCATCCGTTGTTGAACCGCCTTGAATCTAAAGGCAACATTATCAAAGCATCAGGTGGTGCGACTTTCCAAGAAAAGATTTCTTACGCTTCTAACGGAACAGTTCAATCACAAGGTGAATACGATACCTTCAACACAACTCCTCAAGACGTTCTTTCAGGTGCAACCTTCGCTCAAAAAATCATCACTGGCACCATGACCATGACTGATCTTGAGATGAAGCAAAACTCAGGAAAAGAAGCCTTTATCGGTCTTGCTGAAGCTAAAAAGAAAGTCCTAATCGAGTCTATGAAAAACTACTTGGGAACTCAAATTTACGCTGATGGAACTGGTTCAGGTGGTAAAGATATTGGTGGTTTGCAACTCTTGCTTGCTGACGACCCAACAACTGGAACAGTAGGCGCGATCAATCGTGCTAACTACGCTGTCTGGAGAAATAAGCTTTACGACTTCTCAGTAGAATCAGTAACCGCTTCTGCAACAACTATCCAAGGTGCGTTTAACACTATGTGGAATCGTTGCCAAGCTCAAGCTGGTGAACTTCCTGATCTCATTGCTACTGATTCTGTGTATTTCTCATATTTTGAGACTTCATTGCAAACAGTTCAAAGAATTACTGATCCAGCTATTGGTGCTTTAGGCTATTCTAGCTACAAGTATAAAAATGCTGACGTGTTTTATGATCCTGAGTGCCCTGCTTCACATGCTTACTTCATCAATACAAATCACATTTTCTTGAAATACTTAGGAAAATCTTTGCTTGAAGTCGGTGAAACTATGCGTCCCTACAACCAAAACGCCTATGCTACTCCAATCGTTTTCACTGGTAACATGACCATTGATAACGCTAGAGTTCACGGTGTTATGCACGCTTAATTAACCTTAACTCAAACAAACAATATGTCTACTTTCGTTCCTACTACTGGCTTCGTGATTCCACAAGCCATCGCTGATACTTCAACAACTCAACTCTTGCCACTAGGCACTAGAGTTAAAGCTGTTGACGTTGCCTCTACTGCCTATGGCGAAGGCGAATTTATCTACTTGAAAGGCGTTGCCTCTACCGTTCTCGGTAGTGTTGTAACTTACGCTCAAGATGATAATTCAACTGCTTTGTTGGTTGCTAACGCAATCGGTCCAGTAGCTACTTCAATGTCAATCAACGCGGCTACTACTAGCTTTGGCTGGTATCAAATCTTCGGTAAAGCTGTTGGTAAAGGTTTAGCATCTCTCGCAGATGATGCGAACTGCTACGCTACTGCTACCGCTGGTTCAATCGACGATGCTATAGTTGCTGGTGATAGAGTTAAATGCATGAAAACTGCATCAGCTCTTGATACTCCTGCAACTGGCTTAGTTGAACTAGAAATCCAATATCCTTACATGGATGATGGTCTATCTGCTTAATTGTAGTTAGGAAATTACGGGGAGGGGGCTAAAAATCCCTCCCTTAATCTAAACAAAAAAAACATGTCCTCATATTCCCCAATCGGCGCAGAAATGATTCCTCAAGGAATCGCCGAAACCTCTACAGCGCAAAGATTATCTTTAGGTTCAATCGTCAAAGCTAACGATGTAGCTTCTACCCAATACGGGCAGGGTGAATTCATTTATGCTGCCGGTGCAGCCTCTACTGCTGTTGGCTCCCTAGCTCTAATTAATCCCGATGATTGGTCAACCAGCTTAGCTGTAGCTGACGACAAAGGCATACTAGGTGTTGCCATGTCTGCAAATCCCGCTTCTAGCTATGGATTTTACCAAACTAAGGGCAAAGCCGTTGTAAAAGCATTAACAGGCTTCTTAGACAATGCTGATTGCTACCTAACTTCTACCGCAGGCTCAATTGATGATGCTGTAGTTGCTGGCGACTTTATTTACGGAATGAAAGGCGCTTCTGCTGTAGGAACTCCTTCAACTGGATTGGCTGAAGCAGAAATCAATAACCCTTCAGTAAAGAATGCCGCTGACGTTTCTCTTGCTGATTTAGGAATTACCGCATCTGCCGCTGAACTGAATGC